TGTATTCAATGTTTATAACATAATTTGAAACATCTTTTGTGATGTCTTTTTTATTATATTCAAGTTTAAATGTTGGTTTTAACATTATTTAATCTTTCTTTTGGTTGGATTAAATAATTACTGAATAAACTCATAAAAAACATATAGGAAACATCTAAAATACTTTATAAATTTGATAAAAAACACTTGACAAATTTAATAAAATAGTAAATAATAATGAATGAGTAACCTAGGATTTTCTTCCTACGATTCGATCGTACAGATGCCTAGGTTTTTTTGTGCTATTTTATGCACCTTTCTTGAGCAAGTTTATTATAAATTGATAAGAATGTAGAATGCGCTTCTAATATATTAAGTTCGTCATTTGGCAGATAAGAAAGTATTTCCAAAATATTATTATACAGACTTAATGTCTTTTCAGGATATCTAAAAATTTGTTCGTAATGAAATATCCGATTTCTTAACTTTCTTATAGCGTATAGTTTTTTTGAAATAATTGCGATTTCAGGTCTTTTACTTGGATAATTAATAAACACTCCTTTAAAACAATGTTTTTTATTCCATATTTTGGCACTATATCTTTTTGTACAAATATTTGTCCAAAATCCGAAGTTTAAATTTGCTATAATTTTACCAGCAGTCAAATCTTTAGAGGCCGATTTACATTCTTTTTTCGTTGTTTCATATGTGCTAATTAACAATTGGTAATCGCTATTTTCGAGGAATGCATTATTTTTAATTTCATCTTCTATCCATGTTTCCGAAAAACACGTTCTCATAACTGTATCAATAGCATTTCTGAATATTATTTCCAATGTACACAAAGCAGGATAAAGAGCTTGAGATATTTTCATATTATCAACATAATGCTTAGTAACGTCTTCTATTGTATCATTTTCAGAATAAATAAAAGACGTTAGTCTTTCAACGCTATACGTTGCAGTATATTTTTCAATCTCTTTTTGTTCAATCATGACTAAATTGTACAACAAATAAGTTTCTCAGTAATTATTTAATTTTCAATGTACATAGATTTTAAGGAGTTACTTTCTCCAAGGTGGTAGTTCAAAGGTAATTTCGTTATTTGCATTAAGCACCGGAATTTTTAGCTTTATGCCGGATTCAAGAGTTGGGGTAATCGGGACTGAGGGGTTTGCCTGAATAATGACTTCATACTTGGTTGCATCTTGATAAAATTTGTATGCAATCGAATCCCATCGGTCATTGTCTTTTGTAATGTAGGAGTAGAATTCCGTCATTTCTTTTTCATTCCTCCCTGCTTTTGTTTTTTCTCAGGGATTTTCCCCGTGTATTCCCGAAGCTTCAAATCGACCTGCACAGAAATCAAATCACCCTCTTTGCTTGTCTGCTCTGTTGTAGAAACAATTTCAGACACAACAAAAACGCCGACATATTCGCCATTTCCTTTGATGAATTTTAGCGGTTCAGCTTTATTTGCAACAGCTTTTAACTTTTTAATTTCATCTTCGGGGATGCAAAAAGAGTTATGGAAATTGAGTTTGATATTTTGCTCTTGCAAATTCAAACCCATAAACTGCAAGACAGGCTTGTTATTAATTCGCTCATGTTCAGCGTAATTATATGAAACGGTTTCTTCGATGCCGTTAAAGTATGTTATTAATTCAAATTGAATATCGCCAAGTTGTGCAAACATTTTTTATATCATCTTTCCTGTTTTTCGAGTAAATACCAAAACCTTTGTGTTAGTAGGCAAGCCTCATTTTTCTTTCATTTTCTTTTCTTACCATTGTTAGGATTTCTTCTTTATGTTTTTTAAGCAGTGCAAGGAAATCATCTTTTGCACCCTGTTTTGCACCTGACATTGTAATAATAGGGTTATAATGAATCATTGTTGAGCTATTGCCACTGTTCGCACCTCGCACATCGGGCTTTAAGGCGGTTGATTTGAAGCTCAATGACTTGTTCATCGTAGCAACAATCGGCAACGGTTTTATAAGACCATTTTTACTTGTAACTTTTGACAATTTTATGTTTATCAACTTCGAAAAATGGTCTTGTAATTCGTCGCCGAGAAGATGCTCAGAAACGACTTTCTGCCATCTTCTCGGCTCTCTCATTATTGCAGATGCAATAGTTTCTGAGATTTTAACTTTGTGTAAATCTTTCAGCGGACCTGTTTTAGCAGGCGAATGCGGTAGGTGATCCCTGATGATTTGTGCGTGTTTATTTATTGCAGCTTGAGTTTTGCCTGTTTTACTTAAAAGTCCGAATGTAAGCATATCGCCGATTTTTGCTCCAAACTCGAATGCTTTTTGAACAAGGTTTGTAAGTTTTAGAATGATATTGGCAAGGGCTTTGCCGAATTTCACACCCATTTTTTCTGCTGCACCGCCGACATCATCAAAAGGTGTAAATAACTTTTTAAGCCAATCAAACACGGCTTTTATAGGCTTTGTTATTGGTTCAAGAGCTTGTGCTAATTTATTGAACACTGGCATTAAAGGAGCTAAACCTTCTTTTAAACCTTGAAAAACACCTTTGAAAAATCCTGTAATTGGCTTCCAATATTTGTAAATTACAAAAGCAACGCCTGCAATTGCAAGTGCAATCCAGCCCAAAGGAGAAGTTAAAAGAGTCAATGAAAACGCACGGAATGAAACGATTGCAGTTCTAATCATTGATGGGATTGATAAAACTCCTGTTTTAAATGATTTTAAACCGTTCATAAAATTTGATGGAAGTGCTTTAACAGAAGTTACAATCCAATCTTTGAGCGCATTTGTAGATTTCAAAATATTTGACGGCAGTGTCTTAAAAGAATTTCTCAAGTCATTGTCAATTCTTCTGATATCAGCACCAAAGCCTAAAAGAACGTGTTTAGGCAAATCCAAGCCTAATTTATTTCCGGCTTTGAACATATTAAAAGCATTGTTTAAGCTGTGGGAAGAAGAATTTAGCCCCATAAATTCCAAAAGGGCCACGGAGTTTTTAATCAAAACAGGAGTCAATGCTCGTGCTTTTTCTAAAAAAGCACCGTAAAAACCAATGAGTTTTCCGGTTAACATTGTACCGGCACCAAGCAAAGTAAGTGCAAGCCCTGCTCCGATTGTACCGATAACAGCACTAAACAATCCTTTTTGCATTGCAGGATTAGAATTAATCTTGGTCAATAAATCGTTCAAGGCTTTTAAAGGTGCGTGTAAATGAGGAAAAACAAGCTCTTTCATATTAATTCTAAGCTGTTTCCACTGTTCATTTGTAGTTGTTATCATATTTGTAAAATCACTGTCGATAATGCCTGAAGCACCAAGTGCTGAAGATTTAATCCTTTTATATTCATCCAAATTCTGAAGCATCGGTTTTATAAAAGAAAGAACCTGTTTATCCTGAAAAACTTCTGATACCTTAAAAATATCGCCTTTGCTTGCTTTGTTCATCACTTCAAGGACTTCTAAAATCGGGTCTTTACCTTGTTTGGCTGCATCTACCAAAACATTTTTCAAGTTGATGCCAAAAGTATCTTTGAAGTTTTTAACAGCGAGCGGAGATGTTACTTTTTGAATAAAGTTTTCTAAATTATTCGCCGCTTCTGATGCATCGCCTGCACCTTTCATCGCAATTTGAAGAGCTGCACCAAGTGATGCAACCGCAGGAACACCTTTCATTCCGAGCATACTTGCACCTGCTGTTAAACTTGGAAAAGCTGAGGCCATATCTTTTAATTCAAATCGCCCTTCTTTTCCTGATTGAGCAAGAATATCCATGGATTTAGAAAGGTCATTAATCGGCACTTTTAAGTTATCGGACACAGAAAAAGCAGTTTTAGAAATATCAATAATCGCCGCTTGCTCTGCTGTTGCAGTTTTGCCGATTACATTCATATAATCAAGTGCTTTTGTGGGATCAACACCAGATGCAACAAGAACATTCAAACCCTCAATAATTTCGGGGCGGTATTGGTTTGTATATTTTGAAATTTGCCCCAGTTTTTCGTCCATATTAGAAATTTGCCTTGCAGTCAATTCACCAACATTTCCGAGTTCTCTGAGTCGGTGCTCCATTTCAAAAGCCTCTTGAATAGCATCAGTCATTCCTAATTGATGAGCGATTCCAACTCCTGCAGCAGTAAGTCCTGCACCTGCGGTTGCAATCTTTTTGCCCATTTCGTCAAACATTCGAGAGGTTTCTTTTATTTCATTTTGGAGTTTTTGGAATTCCGTTTCAGATTTTTTGACAGCATCTTTGATTACCCTCGACATTTTATCGATGGCGACAAGCGTTAATGAAATTTTCATCATATTGTCTATCATTGATTTTCAAACATTTCCTCTATATTGTCAGAGTGCTTTTGGCTATATTTCATAGCTTCAAGCACCCAAAACTCTAATGTATCCAAGGGCATTTCTTTTAAATCCGAATAACTCCACCCGGTTATTTTTGAAAGATGGATTATGCATTCTGCACTGATGGCTGTAACTTCCCCGAAATAGCACCTTGAAGATTAATTACATCTTCAATCGGCAGTTCTAAAATGTCCTCGTAAACAAGGAAATTGCCGTCAATTTCGCAAAGTTCTGCAATCAAAGCGTATGGGATTTCATCCGAAGTTTTTGCTTTTTTCTGAGCGTTCAAAAGGTCAAGCCCTTTACCGTCTTTAACTATTGCGATTTTGCCATCTGATAATGTTAATTCTTTTGTCATTTTGTTAACCTTTCTATTGAAATATTTGTTGTAAATGGTAAATAACTAATAAGGAGAAAATTATGAATAATATCGAACAATTATTAATATCCGCTTTAGAGAAATTACGTGAAGATGATAATATTAAAGAATTTGTATCAACTTTAAAAACAGTTGTTAATCAAAAAGGTGGAGTCACTAAATTATCAAAAGAAATTAATATAAATCGCCAGGTTCTTTATAGGATTTTTTCTTTTCGCAAACCGCTTTGCCTTGATATATTAATGAGAATTTTAGGGGCTTGGGGATTAACAATCAGCATTAAACCTTTTAAGTGTACATAATTAAGCTCCTATATTCTTCTTAAATGTTTCTAACATGTCGACTAGGTTTACTTTATAGATGTTTTCAAGGACATCTATTTCAAAGATTTCCACTTTGTTTACGACCAATTTTGCGTAGGTAACGGACATTGTGGTTTCGTATTCTGCGTTGTCTTGAGGCTTTATTGTGCCAAGCGGAAATTCTTTAAAAGTCCCGATGATAAAAGCTGTTGCAGGAACTTCTTCAATTCGTCCTTGCACGTTATAGGTTTCAAGCGAAGCCCTGACTTGAATCATCGCTGCAGTAAAAGGAGTTGCAGCAGCAAGTAAAACTTCAGGATAAAGTGCGTTCCATTTTATTTTGCACTCCATTTTTTCAATCCCTGAAAAGAATTCAGCAGAGCCAACCATCCCGAGTGCTTTGTGTTCTGCCATTTTGTGTTTAATCTGAGGAAGCTGAACTTCTTCTGCTCGGCCCAAAAGATTTACACCGTTCATATAAACATTGGCGTTGGTTAATTTATTAATTTTTATCTTGCTCATGTTATTTTCCTTTTTGGTATAGACCGCACTCACCTATTGCAATGTCTGAGTAGTGGAGAATTACTATTTCTTGGCTGATGGCTTGGATTAGTGGGCAATTTTTTACGTTTTTGCAATTGAAACAAAGGTCATAAGGCTCGCAATTTATTTCAAGTCGCCCTTTTTTATTAATTTCTGCTCGCATTACGTTCCAAGCGATTTCAAAAGTTCAATATCAATGAAGCTTTCAAAAGTAATTCGCTCCGCAGGTGTCGGAGGCATAAACTCAACATCAAAGAGCAAATGTCCGTTTGCAATTTCTGTGACAGGGTTTTTATCAGGATTGTAGTAGCATTTGCCATCAATTAATGCACCACGCCCGATTAAGGTTCTAATAAAAGCATTCACTGATTCTGAAATTGAATCGATTAAACCGTTATCAATAGGGAAATCGATAAATTGCAACATCGAGTATTCGACACTTTCGTGAAGAATATCCGCAGTTCTTCTGACATTGATAAAATTAGTCGGATGAGTTGAAGCAGGGAACGCTGCAGAACGGTTGCCCCAAGTTCTGAACCCAGAGCCGTAAGAATTGAACACAGTAACAATTCCTGCTTCGTTTAAAGTGTTAACCTCGCTTGTCGGGTCATTAATCATTGAGGTTAACTGTTTTTCAACTCCGACAATTCCGTTAATTTCTGTGTTTGAAGGCGACCAGTGATAACCTTTGTTGACATCCTTTGCCGCAATAACACCTGCAAGCCTTTGAGAATAAGGTTGTAAGATGTTTGAATTTGATTCTGAATCGTAGACTTTTAGATGCGGATAGCAAAGAATTACTCTGTCAGAGGAAGTGTTGAAATTAATTGTTCCTTCCGGTCCTCTTCCGGTAATCGCTTCTTGAACGGTTGTTCCTATTGGTGCATCAACCAATCCGATTGCTCTAATTTTGTCGCAAATTGCTTTCATCTGTGATACGACTGCTGTTTCTTCACAGTAAACAGGGGCAATAATTGTTTTTGGGAAGTATCCAAATAATGAATAGCAATTTTCAAAAGCTTTCATTCCTGTTCTTTTACCTGTCAGAGAGTCAACTCCGCCGTTAATATCGCCGATAGTTACATCGGAAATGCTTTGATGTTTCACAGGGTCAAAGACGTTTATAACAATTATAACCCCCGCACCCTGGTCAAAAATTGATTGCAGAGCTTGAGGAATTGTAAATCCTGAAGTCTGTTCGCCGAAATACTTAACCGCATCGATTTCATTTAAAATCAAAGTCGGTTCATTAATTGTTCTATATTCTGCTGCCACCGATGAAATCGGAGCAGTTCCAACAAGTCCGACAATAGCAGTTTTAACTGTTTTTATCGTTCTTGCACCTTTTTGTATTTCTATGGTTTCAACACCGTGTAAAAAACTTTTCATATATTTTCCCTTATCTTTTGTGTTTTTGCATAAATTTTCGTGTTGGCTTTTGGCATTTATGCCTCATTCTTCTAAATCTTCAACGCTTGGGTTAGTAAGCGTAAATGTGATTTCGTACTGCCAAATACCGCTAATCTCAGACAAAAAGCCTTCTTTTACAGGTGTTAATTTTGAACAACCTGCGATTTTAAATCCGCATAAAACTTGTTTGATTTTGTCTAAAACGTCATAAGCACCGTTGTTTGAGCGGAGGTTACGAGTGACAACAGTTAAGGCAAAGTCCATTTTTTTATCCTGAGAAATGAACCCAAGTGCATCTGTAGTTGAATAATTTCCGCCACGATAATGAACAAGAATTGCACCTACAGGATGAAGCAAGGTAAACTCTTGCGGCTTTTCGGGAAAGCCCTGCACCAACAAGTTAGAAAAATTTGGTTTTAATTTCTCAATTATGGAAATTTCGATTTCACTAATATTCACTTAGTCGTCCTTTGTTGAATAATCTGTCTAATTCTGTTTTGTTAGTGCGATATTGACCGTTTTGCAAAGTTTGATTGTCTTGAGTTTCAAGGGTAATAATTCCTTTTTGCAAATTTTCAAGAGTTTTAGTTGCATTTTTATACGCATCGCAAACCACTTCAGGAATTTCTGTCATAATTCTGCGAGAATATAATCTGTAAATGCTTAAATCCATTGCTACTACTCGAAGTAAAGGAAATTGGGTATTGAGAGGTAGGTTGTATCTTCCTCTCAAATACCCATCGATTAGGGTTGAGGAGTAGAGTATGGCTTCCTCACAAACAACTGTGTCAATTGTGTTTTGTTCATAGTTGTCGTTCGTCAGCTGGATTAGGGGTTCTTTTCCTAGTTGTATTTCAATGTCTTCAGCAGTGCAGTAGAACATTAAATACCTCTTACGATTCTAATAATTTCGCCTTCTGCGGATGCTGCATCTTGAACATAGCCGTTTATTTTTTGAGATTCTGAAGCTACAATTGCTCTGCCTGATGCATCTGAAGTTATTGCTGTACCTTGAGTAATTGCACCGCCTGACTCAATTAGCAGAATCCCTATAACTCCAATTGGGGCTTGTTGCCCTGCATCTGTTTCAACATCGCAAACACCGACAGCTTTAGCTCCTGCTGTACAAATTCCGCCGTCAAATCCAACAAATCTGTGTTTTTGCAGATTGGTTGATGCTTTTACTGAGTCAATTAATAGAGGTTTATATAATTTTTGTGCCATTATTTATCACCTCCGTCAGTAGCTGAAGCATCTGTTGTTGCTGTATCGTTAGATACAGTTTCGTCAGTTGTTTCGGCTGTAGTTTCGTCTTTAACTTCATCTGTCGTTGCTGTAGTTTCAGCATCAGCTTTAGCCTTGGCTGTTGTTTTAGTTTTTGCAACAGTTGGAGCTTTTGTAGTTGTTTTGGTTGCTGAAGTGCCTGTATTTTCTTCAATTGGAATCAAAATGTCTGCAAGTTTTTCACCTTGTTTTTCTTCTAGCTCAATAACATCACCTATTTTGTATGTCGTTCCACTGTGCAGCAGATTGGTGTTTTTTACCGTATATTTTTTCTTAGCCATTATTGTCTCCCTTTGTTAAATCGACTGCGTTTGAAATCAAATACCCGGCTTCAGCACCGACAAGAAAAGGAGTATAAATGTCTGTAGCCCTGATATATTTGACTTTGTTGCCTTCTTTTTTGTATTCATCAATTTGAAGTGCATCTTTTTTACGAACTGTATATGCAAATGCAGGGTCGTATTCAGTTCTTGAATCTAGTTTTGGGACATATGCCAAGACAATGTTATTGCCCCAAACCCTTACAAATTCATTCTTTTCATTTGCAAAAATAGATTTGCCTATAAAAATATTTTCAACTTCAAAAAATTCTTTAAAATGGTCCAATGTAAGAACTTTATTTTTGTCATTGGAAAGCATCAGCTTTAATCCTTCATGATTTTTTAAAGCTCTCCAAACTTCTTGTCCCATTACCATTGTGTTTGGATCTTGTCCTATTTTTTTGCATACTTTATCTTTTGCATTATCAATAGTTATTATTGGTTTAGAAGTCTCATCTGAAAATTGACTTGTTCCAGATAAAATGATTTTGTTATCAGGAGAATAGCTATCCAGATTTTGGGCTAGGTCAGCACACTGCTTTTCGTGTTTTAGCTTTAGCCCTTGAGTTACAACGTTTGTGGCGTGAACTTGCAGTTTAACCTTTTTAGCCGCCTCTTCTTCCTCTCGATAATCAATCGGGTATGCTAAATCGTGTTCGGACAAGGTCGCAGATTTTTTTGTAAAACCTTTTGGGCTGATTACGTTTGAATTAGCTCTGATTGCACGTTCTGTATCGTACATTTGGAAAGCTTCTTTGTTGAATTCAAAAATATCAATCTTTTCAAGTTCTGATTCTATGGTAGGAAACAGACTTTCTGCAATGAAAGCATTATTGCTGTAACCTCTTGCTACCTCAGAGAGGTATGCGTTAATTCGTAGCTCTTCTAAGCGTCCCATCTATATCTCCTTTATTTTCAATAATGCGTCTTTAAAGGAGATATTCTCTTTTTTAGCAAGTGCTTTAGCCTGTTTGTATATCTCCACACTTTCCTCGTCTGCATCTGCATACTTTTCTTCATCAACTTTTGTAGTCGATTTTCTCTTTGTAGCAACTTCGCTAAACTCAATCTGTTTAGGCATTGCAGTGATTAAAGTTTTAAAATCTTCGATGCTGTTGGATGCTTCATCGAACTTTTTAACATTGTCCAAATCGCATAAAATAGAAAAAACAGCATCTTTTTGAGCCGGGGTCAAAGTCCCTGTTTCAATCTGTTTATCAATAAATTCGTTAAAATCCTTGGTTCTGAGATTTTCCTTGATATCTTTCAATTCTTTTGCAAGTTCATCCTTGCCTGCTGCGTCATCTCTGAATTTGGCAAGCTGAATGGTCAAATCTTTAACCTGAGAGTTGCCTTCTTTTTCCAAAATCTCTGATTTTGTGAAAAATGGCCTCACGACTTCTCTAAAATTTTTGTCAGAAAACATTTCTTTAAAAATAGTGAGAAAGTCCTTAATTTCTGTATTCTTTTTTGCTTTTTCTTTAAAATCGGCAACCTGCTTTGTTAAATCATTAATAGTTGCCTTTAATACTTCTGTGTCTTCATCTTCTTCGCTGTCTTCGATTACAGTTTCAAAAATATATGTATCAGATTCGCCGTCTTTAAATTCGACAGCTTTCATTCCTTTTACTTGAGGGATACTTGCTCCCAAAAAAGAAACAGCCTTCAAATAAGGCTTTTTACCCTCTAACTCTCTGTAAATTTCAATAGAGATTTTTTTGTATTTTCCCTGATTTACAAATTCCTTAAGGTCATCTGATAAATCTTTAAATGTGGCTTTTAATACTCCGCCATCTTCTTTAAGGTTTTCAACCCAACCGTATGCCGGTCCCTTTTGTTCATGGTCAAGTGTAATCGGAGCTTCGCAAAAACTCGGGTCATAGTTTTTTGCAAGTTCTTCAACTTCGGCTTTGGTAAATTTTCCTTGAGGATAATTACCTGCCTTAAATACTTCAAAAAATTTCATTTAGTTTCTCCATAGGTTTTGTGCATTTAGAAAAAATATTTTGTATGTTCGCAGTATAAGCTCTCTTTTTGCACACTCTCAAATGTGTTTGGGCAGTTGTTTTTTGACTGTGCAAGTCCACTGGAAAAGAGAGTTCCCAAGAGAATTTGAAACACAATTGAGCGATGCGTTATCGTGAACAATAAAAGAGCCGTAGAGCTCGTTTTCTTTTTGCGGATTGTCGGCAGAGAGTGCAGGGTAAAAGCCTTTGCCTGAAACTCGTTTAACGCCGACAACCAAGAAGGGGAATACCTCAAAAGTCTGCATAGAAAGGATAAACTGTGGAAATATCTCTATTATTAAAACTTTTTGAAAGTATCGGCTTCCCTGCCGTGATTTTTGTTATCTGGTATGTCTACCACAATGCACAAGTCAAAACTTTTGAAAAAATCATTTCAAACAATTTTGAAATCCTGAAAGATTTGGTTGAAACCAACCAGTACAATGCGACAGTTTTATCTCGAATCGAAAGTAAAATTGACGGCAATCTTTGGTGTCCTATTTTAAAAAGGGAGATTTCTAAATGAATATTGAAAGAATTCAGCTAAAAGGACAACTGTCAGAAGCTAAGTCAAAATACAGAAATCTTGATGTGGAAGCGGCGGCACTTATACTTTTAATTCGCTCATTATTGAATCCTTACGAGGATGACACAACAAAGCAGGAAACAGAAAAAGCCCTTGTTTCCTTAACTCGCTTAAATGAAATAGTCACAGAACTCAGAAGATTAAAAAAGAAAATTTCTGACTTGGAGGATTATTTTGGCTAAGAAGGAAGTTTTGTTAGAAAACGCTCAAAGGCTATATGTAATTGAACAGATGACAATTGATGAAGTCGCTCACAAAATGGAAGTGAACGAGCGGACAATCCGCCGTTGGAAAACTGAACATAATTGGGACTTAAAAAAAGAGCAATATATAAAAACAAAACAAATGTTCCATGAGGAACTGTACAATTTTGCACGTAAATTAATGATTTCCATTGAATACGATATGGAAAACAACGAAAAAGTTGATCCCGGAAGAATGTTCGCTTTTACAAAAATGCTCCCACTGATTACAAAAATCAAAGAATACGAAGATGAAGTTTCTAAAAAAGGAACTGAAGATACATGTTCAAAAGAGCTTTCTCCTGAATTTATGAAAACTATAAATGAAGAATTTTTGGGGATAAAAAGCTATGAGCAATAAATACTTTTTACCCTATCAAATGCGTTGGCTTGACGATAATTCAAAGATAAAGATATGGGAGAAATCACGCCGTATCGGTGCAACCTATGTCCAAAGTTTTGAAGATGTAAGCGACTGTATTAACAAAAAAGTCCCTGCCGTATGGTTTTCTTCGGCGGATGAATCTGCAGCGAAAGAATATATCGATTACTGCGAAAAATGGGTTAAATTTTTTCACGCAGTTGCTCAAAGCCGGGGTGAAATTGTTATAGATTCTGAAAAAGACATAAAAGCACTGGTAATTGAATTTAAAAACGGCACAAAAATCCACGCATTATCTTCAAACCCTAAAGGCTTCCGTTCTAAAGGCGGTAAGGTTATCTTGGATGAATTTGCTTTTCACAATAATCCTGAAGAACTTTGGAAAGCGGCTCGACCTTTTATTACTTGGGGTTTCCCTTTGAGGATTTTATCCACACATAACGGGCAAAGCTGTTTATATTATAAATTTATCGAACAGGTGCAAAAGGGCAAATTAAATTGGAGTCATCACAAAACCCCGATTCAAGTTGCTGTATCGGAGGGCTTGGTTGATAAAATTATGCAAAGAAAAACCACCCCTCAAGAACAAGAAGAGTGGTTGCAAAACGAAAGGGACAACTGCTTTGATGAATACACCTGGTTACAAGAATATTGCTGCGTTGCAGTTGACGAAGCCTGTGCGTTTTTGCCGTATGACTTAATCGTTACCTGCGAATTGGACGATATTTTAAAAGCCTTAAGCGATACTCAAAACGACCTGTTTGTAGGGATGGATGTCGGCAGAAAAAAAGATTTAACAGTTATTTGGGTATTAGAAAAGTTTGAAAATATTTTGTACACAAGATGCGTTATTGAACTTGCAAAAATGCCTTTTCACAAGCAGGAAGAAGTTTTATCCGGCGTTTTGTCCTACCGAAACTTTAGAAGATGTTGCCCTGATTCAACAGGGATCGGAATGCAGTTAAGCGAAAACGCTCAACGCAAATTTGGGCAATATCGGGTAGAGCCGATTATGTTCACCAACCGAATAAAGGAAGAACTGGCTTATACGCTTCGAACCCACTTTGAAAACAGGACTGTTTTTATCCCAAAACAGCACGAAATCAGAGAAGACTTGCACTCCGTCAGAAGAATAACAACTGCGGCAAACAATATCCGCTTTGATGCCGACCATTCCGACAACGGACACGCAGACAGATTTTGGGCTTTAGCACTTGCTCTGCATGCCGCCGGCAACGGCTCCGGAGAAATCCATATTTCAACACGTAAAAAAATGGAAACCTTAAAAATGACAGACGGCTTTTAAGCGACCGTTTTTAATTTTTACCCACCTAAGGCACCTAACCCGCATTAAAAAACGATTTTAAAACACGTTAAAAGGGTTTTAAAAATGGTTTTGACTAACTTCATAAAGGATTTTTTATGACCAACAAATTATCAGACGAAATTGCAACACGAAAAAGAAGCCTGAATTTTTATTCTTTAGGCTCATATTTGCCCGATCCCGATATAGTTTTGAGAAAACAGGGCAAGGATGTCAAAGTTTATAAAGAACTAATGTGCGATGCTCACGTTTTTGCCTGCGTACAATCTCGAAAATCAGGGGTTATGTCTCTAGAATGGGAGATAAAAAACGAATCAGAAAAGGACGAAACTACAGAAAAGCTCGAAAAACTTTTAAAAAAACTAGATATTTATAAACTTATTAATGATATTTTAGAGGCAACTTTATTCGGTTTTCAGCCGATTGAAATAATTTGGGGCAAAGTTGACAACCTTATTTTACCTATCGAATTAAAGTCAAAACCTCCTGAATGGTTCTGTTTTGACGATGACAACCAACTAAAATTCAGAACAAAAGAGCATTACTATGGAGAAGAACTTCCTCCTAAAAAGTTTTTGTGTCCACAATCCAATCCGAGCTATGAAAATCCATACGGAGAAAGAACCTTATCAAGAGTGTTCTGGCCCGTTACTTTTAAAAAAGGTGGATTAAAATTTTGGGTTATATTCACAGAAAAATATGGAATTCCAAACCTTGTGGGCAAACATCCACGTGGGGCAAGCAAGGAAGAAACAGATAAACTTGCTGATTTACTTGAAGATATGGTACAAGATGCGGTTGCGGTAATTCCTGATGACAGTTCTGTTGAAATTCAGGAGGCAAATAAATCTTCCTCAGCTGAAATCTTTGAAAAACTGATTGATAAAATGAATGCTGAGATTTCAAAAGCAATCCTAGGGCAAACTTTGACAACCGAAATAGGCTCAAGCGGAAGTTATGCTGCATCAAACACGCACTTTGCCGTTCGTCAGGACATTATAGATTCTGATAGAAAACTTGTTGAAAAAACAATAAATCAGCTCCTGCAATGGATTTATGAAATCAATTTCACTAATCAGGATGCACCTGTTTTTGAAATGTATCAGGAGGAAGATGTCGATTTAACACTGGCACAGAGGGATAAAATCATTTCCGAATGCGGAGTTAAGTTCACTAAAGAGTATTTTATCAAGGCTTTTGGCTATGATGCTGAAGATTTTGAAATTATAGAAAATGCCCGATCCGATTCTCAATTTTCACAGTTTAAGGAAGAACCTGAAATCGAGGGGCAAGTTCAGATTGATGAATTGTTTAAATTCCTTTCTGAAACAGAATTGAGTTCACAGGCTCAAAAGATGCTGAATCCTTTGATTTCACTTCTTGAAACTTGCGAAAGTTTTGAAGAGGCAAAAGAACTTTTAACAGATAAAAATCTGAAAAGTAAGCAATTTGAACAATCTCTTCAGAAGGCACTTTTCTTGTGCGAACTACAAGGGAGGTCTGATGGACTTGAATAAAAAAATATATTCTAAGGAAGAAGCAGCTATGAAAAGGAATTTTTTAAAACAAAGACAGAGTTTGCCCTTAAATTTAAAAGTCGAGCTGTCAAAACGTAGAATTATCGAATTTTATGAACATTTCGATGGAAATGTATACGTGTCATTTTCTGGAGGAAAAGATAGTACTGTATTATTACACCTTATTAGAACTTTATATCCTGATATTCCTGCCTTATTTATTGATACTGGACTAGAATATCCTGAAATAAAAAAATTTATAAACTCTAACGAAAACATTATGACTGTAAAGCCAGAAACATCATTTAATAAAGTTATTGAATATTATGGATATCCTGTAATAAGTAAAGAAATAGCGAAATTTATAGAAGATAACCGTAGAAATCCAAATGGATATACTGCACAAAAATTTGATTCGAATAGCGATTATATAAAAAAATATGGCTCCAGATATGACCTATCAAAATGGTTATTTTTACGAAATAGCAGTATTAAAATCTCATCAAAATGTTGTGATGTAATGAAAAAACGCCCTGCAATAAAATTTGAAAAAGAAACAGGATTAAAACCATATATTGCAACAATGGCAACTGAGAGTAACATACGAAAAACTGAATATTTAAAAAAAGGTTGTAATTCTTTTGAATCTAAACGCCCTGCATCAACACCTCTCGGTTTTTGGACCGAACAAGATATTTTCGAATATTTACTTGAGCATAATCTACCATATTCAACTATTTATGGAGAAATTAAGCAGCATAAAAATGGCCGTTATTTTTGCACCGGAGTTGAGCGAACAGGTTGTATGTTTTGTATGTTTGGCATTCAAAGCGAAAAATCGCCAAATCGATTTGAAAAGATGAAGAATACACATCCCAAATTATATGACTATTGCATCAGTAAATTAGGATGCGGCAACGTGCTCAAGTTTATAGGAGTGAAATATTGATGGAACTTAAAGCCTTATTTAAACTCTCCCCTGCTGCTGCAATTAAATATTTCAAAGGCAAAGAAAACAAATTGACCTGGGATTGGTACGAACTTTGGCAAGATGCACACAAAAAATCTTTCACCGTAGCAAAAGCTATGCGAGAAGATGTTCTCAAGGATATTCGTTCTGCCCTTGAAAAAGCACTGGAAGAAGGACAAACTTTTCAATCATTCCAAAAAGAATTAAAGCCGACCTTGCAGAAAAAAGGTTGGTGGGGCGAACAGTTTATCGGCGATTCTCAAGGAAATATTGAAAAAGTCCAGCTTGGTTCAATGTATAGACTAAAAACGATTTATTCAGTAAATATGCAAACCGCATACCAAACAGGACGGTACAAGACGCAGTTTGATAATGCCGACAACAGACCTTATTGGGAATATGTCGCAGTTTTAGACCAACGCACACGCCCTGAACATGCACAATTGAGTGGTCTTGTTTTTAGATATGACGACCTTTTTTGGAATTCTTTTTATCCTCCCAACGGTTGGCGATGTCGTTGCAGAGTCAGAGCATTAGCTGATTACAATCTAAAAGAGAAAAAACTATCCGTTGATGATTCAGGCGGAAGATTATCAGAAGAAAAACAGCTTGTTTCCAAAAAATCAGGTAACTACATGCCTGTAACGGTCTATACTGACCCACTGACAGGCAAGAAAATTGCACCCGATGTTGGATGGTCGCATAATCCAGCGAACGGATTGGCAAAAAAGAATTAAAAGAGATTTAAAGCACATTTAAAAGGAGTTTAAAAATGACTATTGATACAAAACATTTATTAAATTGGGTCGGCGGCAAAAGATTGCTAAGAAAAACAATAGCACCACTTATCCCGACTGACATCAAATCCTACGTTGAACCGTTCGGTGGTGGCGGTTGGGTTCTATTTTACAAACCTCGCTGGGCAGATTTAGAGATTTACAATGACTTAGACGGTAGGCTTGTAAACCTTTTCAGAATTGTAAAATACCACCCTGAAGCATTAAAAGAAGAACTCAGATATTTGCTTGGCTCTCGTGAAATGTTTGTGCAATTTTTAAATTCAAAACCTTACACTGACATCCAAAAGGCAGTCCAATTCTTATTTTTAATCACTCGCTCCTTTGGTGGCAGAGGCGAAACTTATGGCACAGTCAAAAAATCTTCCGGCGGAGCAAGCAAAAGCCAGGCAAATATTTTGTTTAAAATTGATGCAATCCACAAACGCTTGGACAAAGTGCTTGTGGAAAACAGAGATTTTGAGAAACTGATTAAGCAATATGACCACGAAGATGCCTTTTTCTATTGTGACCCACCTTATACCTGCGGATGCGGTTATGAAGTCACCACCACAGAAGGCTTTGCACATGAAAAGTTGCGAGATACTTTGAAAAACATTCAGGGTAGATTTTTACTTTCCTATGATGATTGCCCGAAAATCAGAGAACTGTACAAAGACTTTGAAATGATTGCAGTGGAAAGATTGAACGGAATCAATAATAAAACAGGAGATAGAAAAAATAAAATGTTTAAGGAGCTTCTGATTGCGAATTATCCAATCCAGGACCTGCATAAAAATGTCAGATAATATTGAAATCAGAATCGATAATAAAGCTGTGGAAGAAGCCCTTTTGAAGGTTGCAAGTAAATGTGAAGATATGAAACCTCTGATGAAAAATATTGCAGGTATTATGGCTGATGCGGTTGAAGAAAACTTTGAACAAGAAGGTCGACCTGACAAATGGCAGGAATTGGCTGAATCTACAATTAAGCATCGGAAGAAAACAAAGCACTGGCCCGGCAGAATTTTGCAGGTAGAAGGACAACTAGCAACCTCGATCACAACGAAGTACGACAGCGAAAGTGCCGTTATCGGCTCAAACTTGGTATACGCAGCAATTCATCAACTCGGCGGCAACGCCGGCAAAGGCAAAAAAGTCAAAATCTCTGCAAGACCATATTTGGGATTAGGAGATAAAGAAATTAACCAAATAAATAAGGCTATTTTAAAATTTCTTGTTTAGATTCAATCGTTTCTAACCATTTCTCAAATAAAGGTTTACTTTTTTCATACCAATAATTACAGACATAATATTTCTTGCCAAAAATTTCGCTCCAATATCTAGCATATCCCTTTGCGTCAAGTCTTTGTCTTGAATAATCAGACAAACTTGTATCTATTTTGACTAATAATGGAAAACTTAAGTCAAAAACTTTTTTGCAATATTTTTCATCTTGGAGTTTTAGAATTTCAGTTTTAGATAAAAGATTATTTTCAAACAAGTAACTCATTTTATATCTAACTAAAGCGCCTACTTTAAACTCTGAGTATTCAGAATTTTGGTATATATTTTTATGAGCTATATTTTTTTTATTTTTAGTCTTATTACTACCTGAAAACAAATTATAAAGCTGAAAAGCCCTCATAAATAGTTCTGATGTGTCAGAGACTTGAGATGAAAGCAAGATTATTGGATTTAATATTTTTTCCTCAAAATCATCATTTCCAATGAGCTTGAACTTAAACTCAAAACCATTTGCGTTCATGAAGTTATTTACTTGTTCGAAACATCTTTTTAAAGGTTCCATTTGAGCCGGATAGATTTTAGGGGAAGCAAAAATTATTTCGCCTTTTTTAATATTAAATTGAGAATATAAAATCAAAGCTGAACGAATCATTTTACTTGTTATTCTTCTTTGAGTTTCATCTCCTGAACCATATACCAGCCCTCCTTCATGAAAAGCAATGTCAACTGCATATAAAGCGTTTTCATCTGGGTTTATTCCTAATACATCTATTTCAGCCTGAGAAATGAGCTGTTCGGGGGTATTATTTTTAAATAATTTATTACTAAATAATGGTGAAAAATGGACATCAGCAAGGTTAATTAATCGTTTAACTTCTTCGTCATTGTATGAATCCCAATGAATAGATGGTTTCCAATTAAGTTGTGTTATTTTGCATCCCTTTGCGTGTTTAAGCCAAGAAAGCATTAATGATTCACCCATTTCAATTTTCACAATTATTCACCAATGGAGATATATTCCAAATCTGTTCTGCTAATAAAAGAAGTATATTTTGTCTTTCTTCAATATCTATTGCTGTCCAAGTATCGAAAGATTTAAGTTTTTGAGCAAGCTGATTTGGCATCGTATTGTCACTTTTACCAATATTTTCAACTTTTGAAATACTAGAAGTTAAATAACATTTGCTTTTTGAATATTCTTTTATTTTATCAGTAAAGAAATCCCTACCTGCTACTATGTTTATAGACTTTTCTAGCAAAGTTAAATTGCCTAATTTGATTTTATAATCATCATAATTTTTTTCTGGAGAATTACTCTCAAAATCTTGTTTACGCTCTATAGTTGGAGTATCAGGGAGAATATGTTCTATTTCAAAACCGTTGTATGCATTTTCAAGATTTCCAAACTCATTGCTGCTTCTGTATTGCATATCTGCATATTGAGATATTTTTTCTAAAATATATCTTGTTCTGTATTTTTGTAATGAATTATAATCATATTCTTTAAAATAATGTTTAAATTCATCTTTTTTACTGTCTATGCCGACTTTTAATCGGTCATTAACAAATTTTTGCAGTTCTCTTTCTTGCTCTTGTGGTATTCCATTTTTTGAAACTTTACATAATTCATCTGCCCATTTAGAAAAATCTCTTTCTAATTCTTTTGTGGATGTTTTTGTAATGATGTAGTAAAAAAGAAAAACCTCAATTTGCTGCACTAAATAATTAAATAACCTTTCAGGCAAGTTAACAGCAGAAAGCAGTAAAATATAATGCAAGCTAAAAGCACCACCACAAAGTCTTGCTAAATTTGCTAAATAAATATTGTCTCTTCCATTTCTGGATTTACCTTTAGAAAAATTAATATAGTAACCTACGGCTTCATTTATCGTTTTTACAAATTTAAAAGCATCATCTTTATACCCACAAATAGCAGAATTGTCAGTTAGCCATTTATATATATCATCTTCTCTTAAGACTTTATCCTTGTTTTTTACTTCATAATTTGCCATTAAGAAATAGCGTAAAAACCTAAGAGGTTTTTCTTGCTCTTTCTCTAATTGTGCTGTTATTTTTTTCCAATCGTTTTTAAGTTTATTAAATTCATCTTTTGACACTTGCGTAAATAATAGGTTTTTTAATAAATCCATTGGGTTCAAGCCCACCCCACGTTCATTAATTGTTTCAAATATTTTTAAGGCTCTACCAATTTCTGCTTCTATTTGTATAAAAATCACTTTATGTGCGATATATGCCCAAAAAGATCTTCTTTCTTGATCTGTTTTGAATTCATTTTGTAAATACTGAAAAATATTATCATAAGCATTAAACAAATTTTTTAATGAAAAAGAATCATTATAACATGTTCCCAGTATAGTTTTAACTTCATCAGGAGTTTTTCCATGTTCAAAAACTAATTTTATTATTTCATCGGCTCCATCATATTCAAGGGCCAGTTTAAAATTCTTTTGAACATAACCATCTGCATTAGTACCTTCATCACAAATAATGGTTATAGATGGGACATCTTTTAAAATGTTTCTAAACGCACAAATAATTAAAAATAACGTTGTTAATCTTTGCTGCCCATCTATTACGTCCTTGAAGCCAACTTTAGAAGACGGAGATACTATTATATTTCCAATGTAGTATTCTGAATTTTTATTATTTTCGTATTCAGACTTAATATCTTCTAATAGCTGAATTACTTGTGTTTCTTGCCACACATATTCCCTTTGATAATCTGGAACCAAGTAGAAATTATCCTTAAATGCTTTTTCTATTCCATATTTATCATTAGTTATTTGTGACATAAATGAGCTCCTTAAATTTATTAAGTACCAATATTAAAGTACCTTCGCTATCAATTTAGAAATATAATTTCCGTCTTCTTGGAAAATGACATGGTTATCCTCAAAAGCATCTTTTGAAATTCTCTCTTTTGCTAAAGAAAGTTGTTCGAAAATTGAATTTGAAATAATAAATGAATTAAATACTACATTTGGGTCACCCATATCTCTTTCAATATCCTTAATGGTTTTATGGAACTGAATTTTGGGATCTTGCAATCCTGAAATATGCATCAAGCCTTTTGGATCAACAAAAGAAATGTATTGTTTCCCATCATTTATTAGCCATAAGACAAAGTCAGGATGGAAGTTATTAGCTTCAAAGAATCCTACTCCTTGCTTTTTGCCTTGATTTCTTAACAGATATAGTTCTTTACCGTTAAACAAACCTGCATTATTTTCATAATATTTCTTTAGGTCTTCAACGAATAACATCTCCTCCGCATTAAGAGACACAGGCGATACTTTAATTTCGCTGTCTTCAATACAAATGAGAGGTTTGTAAAGATGATTACACCAATTTATTGTTTTAAAATTAGCAAAATCGATGTCTATTAATTGCTTTTTATCAATTTGTTCTTTTAGCTGAACGATCTTTTCTATGATATCAGTCCTAGATTCATCAATAAAGATTTTGTATTCTTTAACCATGTTGGGATCGTTATCATCAAGAGTAACAAATTCTCTATAATCTTTTTCCCAATCGTTTTTCTTGTAATTATAGAAACGTTCACAGTATTTTTTCATTATTGAAATAGCGAATTCTTGCCAGCGTTTTACTTTTTCAAAATCGTTGAATTCAAGCTCATTTTTTGGGATTTTTAAAACATACCAAGCTCTATGATTAAGTATTTCAATAATTCGGTCTTTTGAAAGACTTAAGTTATAGAAAGCTTTTTCATATTTATATCTTTCTAATTCAAAGAAGATCTCATCGTAATCTAAAAATGCCAAATGCTCTTCTCTTAGACGTTCTTCATTTTTTTGATTTTCTCCTGATGAGCTTTTTAATGATTCTAGAGTCTGAACTTTTGAATACAAATCTATAACTGTAGGATTAGAAATAAATTTGTCAGGAGGCAATTCAAGCGTTATTTTTCCGCCATTTTTTCTAAAACTTAAATCATCTTTTATTCTTGGGAATTTAAGAGGAGTTTTTACATTGCCAAGATTTGAGATAGTTGGCAAACAAAATTCAAGAATCTTCTCATTTGACGGCAAGCCTTCAAGTTCAAGATAATTTTTAAACTCTTTCATATAATCAGCTTTTATCCCGAATATATTCAATGTTTCAACAGTCTCAATATTTTTAGGTGCTTTTGCAAAATATTGCTGTCTACTTCTTTTCAAGCAGAAGTCGTATCCTTTAAGCCTTACGCCACGACCAAATAACTGAATGATTTGAGAGCCTTCACTTCTTCCAACATTCATTAATCCCATTGTAGAAACACGCCAAGAGCTCCAGCCTTCAGTAAATTTCTTTGAACCAATCAACATATTAATTGGTGAATCTTTTTTATCGATACTTCTGAATAATGAATCTGCAAAGTCTTTTTGATTAACATTAAAGCGATTGTCATCACAAAGTTTTGCCAGCTTTTCGCTATCGCCGACGTTTATTACTCCGAAATAATCATTATCACCAATTCTTAAACCAATTTCTCCGCTTACACCTTTGAGATTATCAATATGTAATTGAGCCTGATCAATTGAACAGTTAAATACAGACTTTAAAATTTGTGAATACAACTCTTCGCCGTTTAAATTTTGTTTTATAAGATAAGTAAATTTGTTTTCAAAAATGCTTAATCCTCTACTATCGAGGAATCCGTCTTTACGTTTTATCAAATCGTCAAGTATTTGAATGCTTTTAGCTTTATCTTTTATGAATTCAGCCACAAAGTAAAGTATATCAAGAACATCGGACGTTTCCTTTTTATTAACTGTTCTGACTGCATTTACACTGCTACCTACAAAAATCCACAATGGTTTTTCGATCATAAATGGGGTTAAATCTTTTTTATTTTCATTATAGATTTTTATCTGCTGGAAATATGCCAACAAGCAAGCGATAAGATATTGTTGAAGTCTTGTTTGATCCGTATCATCTTCAAGGTTCAATATTCTATAATCTTTCCCGTATCCATCGCCATAGAAATATTTGTAGGAATAATCAAAGAGAATACATTTAGCGTATTTGTCAGATAATTCATTATCTTTAGCGACTGTTTGCCCGAATGTTGCGGAGTATTCAAAAGAAAAACCATTTTCACAAAGAGCATTTCTTCTTCTCATCCAAGGACCTTCTTGTCCTGCACTTCCGCCTCTATGTCCTTCATCAACAAGGACAAGATTGTTACTCGTAAATTCTTCTACGGATACCGTTTTTTCTCTTGTTTCATCACCAAGTTTAGTTATTTCAATAATTTCTACAGGCTTAAGTGAAGATAGAAGAAGTTTTGCTTCTTTCTGAAAAATTTCAGCATAAATGCTTGATAATTCAAGTTCATCTTCGTGCTGTTTTGATAAACCTTCGTTTGGAGTGATTAGGATTACCTTATTCAGGTCGCTTTCTTTGCCTTTGTATTTAATATAGTGCTGGTATTGAAGAATATTAACGTGCATTATAAGAGTTTTACCTGAACCTGTTGCGTTCCAGAAAGCAACTTTATTCAAGTCATCTTCTATAAATTCGCTAATAGGCTCATCAGGCAAAACTTTTTTGTTATATTCTTCTCTGAAATTATTTATATCAGTTATTAAAGCAGCTTTATCTGTAAAATATTTATCCAAATAAATTTCAGTAAAGAGTAATGCCAAATACTGAAAATATTTCCATTTTATTTTCTGTTCTCTTTTTTCTTCAATCTGAATAGTATGCCTTACTATATTGTTGTCATAATCCTCAAGCTGGGCAAGAGTAAGTCCCGGATATTCAACAGTCTTATTTGTTAAAGCGAGGAAGATTTTGGTTTTTCTTTTTTCTTCATCAATACCTTCAAGCTCTGGGTCTGTGATATTTTGAGCAAGTCTTGAAATATAATTTTCGCTTTTTTCATCAGTGGTCGTGTCTATTCCAAACAAGCCGAGAATGTATTTAAACAGGACAAGCTTTTTATGGAAGTCTGTTTTCTTTTTATTATTAGCTTTTTTGCTTTTAGTTTTTGTTGCCGTTGCCATTAGTAACCACCCTCCTTATACGTCCTGAACATCGAACATACGTTTTTTGAATTCGTACTCAATCAGATTTACTTTCCAGTTTTCTTCATCGAGTTTCAGGTTGTCGAGGTTGTTATCACCGTTGACGTATATTTTGTCAAATTCATAATCACGAGGATTTACTCTTAATTTTTTAAGCATTTCATCCAGATCATCGTTTGATTTTTCTTCTGTATTTCTCCAGATTACAAGAACATTTTCTTCACTTCTGTTGTAGCCTTCTATAATTTTAAATCCGTTAGAATCATACATAGAGCGGACATTTAAGCCGATAAGATAATTGAATGTTTCAACAAGGTCAACATTTACGGTTTTTGTTTCTGTTTCGTTTGTTATTTTCATTTTGTAATCAAATGGATTCTTGAAAATATCAATATTTAAAAGACTATCACCATACTCAAAGTCCATCATATATGAGAGCATATACTTTTCGTTAACGTTTTCATTAGCAGCGTCAAAAGCTATTTGAGTTTGGGCTGAATCTTTTTGCTTAAGGTTATTTAGAGCATCTTCATAGCTTTCAAGTCTTACATATTTAAAAATATGACTTGAACCTTTGCGAGAAACAGGTTTGCCATTTTTCCAATCTTCAGAATAAACAACTTTTTGTACACGTGGTTTTGTTACTGTTTCAAAGTATTCACCCATTTCGACCAGTATGAATTTACGTTTTCCACTACCTTCTTTTAACTTATTGTCTTCACGATTAAGATTAATAACTGCGTGTCCTGTTGTTCCAGAACCTGCAAAATAGTCTAATAATAACGATTTATTGTTGGACATTATTGTAATATTATCTTCAACAGTAAATACACTTTTGGGGTAATCAAAAGGGTTATTAGGAATTATAGAAGCCAGTAAATTAGTCCCTTTACTAGAGGCATCATACTTTTCACCCAACCATAATGATTTGGGTTTAACAGCAGTATCAGCTAAGTCCTTTTGATAAACATTGTATGAATTTTTATTTGTTGATCGAACAAATACATCTCCACTTTCAAGACCTTTTAAACTAGAATCGTAGCCCCATCTCCAACGTAAATAATTCCCTTTGTCATCTACTGGCAATATAGCATGATAGTTTAATTCATTATATTTCGCGATTAGCTTTTCTAGAAAAACATCATCAAATTGATTTAATTCTTTTTTATAGATTTGAGAATATTCTTCTTGAGTTGGTAAAATCGCTAAATCTTCTTTTGAATTATAAAAAAATGGGAAAAACATATATGGTCTGTCTTCTCTTAGTTTTTCACTACCAGTTCTCTTTAGGGGTAACTCCCTAAAACTTTCACTTTCATTGCTTTTTGCATATTTTTTACCTAATTCCTCTTTCGATAGTTTAAAGTTATAAGTTTCTGCAAATGTTTTGTTATTTGCGTATAAAATAGAATAGTCATGTGCTTGAGCAATATATTCTTGGTCTCTGCCTTTTGGATTTGTTAATATTGCAATATTGGAAATGAAATTTTCAGTACCAAATATTTGATCCAAAACAAGATTTAATCTTCTATGTTCATAATCGTCAATTGCAAGTGAAATAATTCCATTACTACTTAATAAACTTTTAGAAGCTGTAATCCTATTTTCCATTAAACTTAACCAGCTAGAATGTTCATATCCATTTTTATAAGCAATTTTACTTGCATTAGTATTATATGGAGGATCAATATAAATACCTTTAACTGACTCTTTGTACTTTTCCTGCAATAAATTCAATGCATGAAAATTATCTGCATTTATTAAAAGCCCATCCGTCTGCTCATCAATACTTGTAACGTTTTCAAGTAGTTTTTCTTTAAATTCAGGAGTAAAAAACTTTGTATCCAGGACAAGGAATGGATTTTGTTTTAGAAAATCTAATGTTAAAGGATCACTATAACCGACAGAAATTGTGCTTGGATTAATTTCATCAATAGCAAATAATTTTTTCCATTCTTCAATCTGTTCTTTATTGCTGACTATTTCAGGGTATAAATCTTCTGAAACTTTATCAAGAGTTATACAGTATCCTGATTCAACAACAAACTTTTTTTTCAGCCACAGCTTCTTTTGGAAGTTTTCAAGCTGTTCAAGCAAATCTATAACTTTATTGGCGATTTTTTTTATAGCTTTTGATTTATTTAGTGCCTGCTTAATATTTTTATCATCAAGATCATCAAGGAATAACACTTCATTCTTGATATAAAAATCAAGCTCACGTCTTAAAAATCCGCCTAAATCCTTATGAATAAAATAATCAAATGAGTTTTTGGCTGTATAATCTGTTAAATGTTTTTCGATAACAAGCCTGTTATCATCTTTCCTGTTAGGATTTTGATATTTTTCAAAAAGTTTTTTAAACTCAGCGTATTCAGGTTTTTCTATTTCAGTTTTTACTAATTCAATAGCCTTTTCATTATGCCTTGCCTGATTGATTTTACTGTCATCTGCAATATAATTAAACCTTATGAAAAGCTCACCATCTTCAACCAATAAAGGCTCTTCATTGCAAAGCATAAAGCGTCTTTCTTTATCTTTTGCCGTTTTATTATTGTCTTTTTCTGTTTCAGCATCGATTAGCTTGAAATGAACTGTCTTATCATCTGCGATTTTAAAAGAATAATCCTTAAAATTCTCAGATGTTTTAATATAATACTGATCGGAGTTTGCCCAATGAAGCTTTACTTCTTCACCTTCGTATGGAATAGCGTAAACATCTTTTTTATAACGTCTGAGCGAAAGGAAATCTCCTCCCTGATAATATCTGGAGAAGAAACTTGTTAAATGGGAGAATACTTCATTTTCAAGAGCATTTACATCTACTGCACTTGCGAGCTGGCTTTTAAGCTCTTGAACTTTAGGTGAGTCATCAGGATTCATACCTGCTTGTGTTAATGTTTCGATAAGCTTGTCCAGTTCGGCTTTAACTTTTGCCTGACCTTCGTTTTCAAAATCAGCAAAGCATTCTTTTACTTGAGGGAGTAATTTTCTATCGAGAAATTCAGTTATTTCCTCGGCTTTTTCGTTCATTATTCGATATATACCGAAATCCAGGTCAGTTTGGTCTAACTGAAATATTTCGGTTAATTTCTTTTTCAAGTCCAGTAATTTTCCACTCATACATTCAACTCCCTATTAGTATTAGATTACTTTCCACCTTACCATAAACAAAGGCTCAATGCTTGTCTTCTCTTTCATTTGCTGCTCAAGTTCAGCAATAAGTTTATTACGTTTTTCTCTTATCTCATCTTCGACAGTAAAAATTTCTCTTCTCAATCGACTTTGCTTGTTTTCAGCTTCTCTTATCTCTTTTTGAAGCTCAAGTTTGTCAGAAGCATTCTTAGCTTGTCTTTCCTGTTTCCTTAAGTCTCGCATTAGTTTTTTAGTGTCATCCAGCTCTTTTTCAGAGGATTTAATCATGTCATCAGCCCATTTATCAAGTCTGTCAGATTCTTCTACGAAATAACCGTTGTTTTCTTCACGACATTTATCAATAACAGCTTTTATATGACATTCTGCATCCTGATTAAGTTTTTGGACTACTAAATCAGATATTTGTTTTAAAGGAGAAGTAGAAGCCTTAACATTAAATAACTTTTCACATATTTCTTGATCAAGTTGCTTCCCATCATCGGTATATGCATTGAAAAGTAAGTGTTCAGAATACTCAAAGGAATTTATGGCAAGTTTGTTTAAAACTAGATAACCGCTTTGCCCTTTCAAATCTTCAATTATGGAAATTTTTGTCGGATGGTTTGTTATATTAAAAGTGATTTCACCAGGGGATAACTCCTGATTTTTAGCTTTATCAAGTACATATTCGCCAAGTGGATGAGATAGCCTGTAAAGGTAATTACCTTGTACGTTTTCTTTATCTGGGTTTTTAGAAATAAGATTATATTTGCCGTTTAAAATAGTGTTTATCGGTCTTTTGTGGACTACAAAAGAACAGTCTTTGTCATTAAAATCGGCACAGTCTTTTAATATTGTCTTTGATGTACTCCAAAACATCCATTCTAAACGATTAAGGTTGTTTCTTGCTTCATCAAGCTTGATTTTCAATCTTGTATGAACGTCTTCGTCAAAATGCTCCAATATAGCTTTTTTAGCTGTTTTCATTTTTGTTTGGATTTTTTCATCCATTTCTTTTTGAAGCTCGTTAAAAGCTAATTCTATCTGTTCTGTCGTCCGGCATGATTGATAGATACCCAATATTCGCTTTTCAAAATCAACGCCGCTTTCAATGCTTCCCAATACTTCATCAGACGCACCAAATATGCCGTCAAAAAGATTAAACTTTTCTTTTAAAAGAGTATGAACACGACAATCTGCTTCATTTCTAGTATTCAAGAAATTAATAACAACAACATCATGTTTTTGTCCATATCTATGGCAACGACCAATTCGCTGCTCAATTCTTTGCGGATTCCAAGGTAGGTCATAATTTACAAGCAACGAACAAAACTGAAGGTTGATACCTTCTGCTGCTGATTCTGTAGCAATAAGAATTTCAGCATCATCTCTGAAATGCTCAATCAAGGCATTTCTTTTATCTGCTGTTAATGATCCACTTGCACGCCCTGTATCTTTATTTTGCTCTATCCAATTTTTATATATCTGGCTAACTTCTTTTGAAGAATTAGTTCCATTAAAAAGAACAACCTTGCCTTTAAAACCATTTTCATCCAAGAATTCTTTTAAATAATCCTGAGTACGTCTAGATTCGGTAAAGATAATTGCTTTTCTTTTAGCCCCCATCTTTTTCATCTCTTGAAAACCAATTTCAATAGCAGAAATAAGGTTTTGAGTTTTTGAGTCAATTTTTATTCTATGTGCAAGATCGATAAATGTTTGTAGTTCAGCTATTTCAGCTTCATTTTTTTTAATTTTATCTTTATTGTAATCAGCAACATCGTCTTCACTTAGTTCTTCATCTTGTTCTAAATTTTCAATATCATCTTCTTCGTCTTCATCAATAAGCTCTTGCATATCTTCATCAAGATAAAGATTTAGCTTTTTATTCTCTAAAGAAAAATCTTCTTTCATTGCTTCCAGCCTAGCTTTGATTGTCTCAAGCGTTCCTATAATAGCTCTTGAAGAAGAGGCGAGAAGCTTTCTCAAAACAAGTGTGGTCAAAGTTCTTTGACTTTTAGGAATAGCAAAAGTATCTTCCCTTTGGAGAAAAGCAGAAAGTTTAATATACAGCTCTTGCTCTAAGTCATTTGCTTCAAAAGGTCTTGTTAATGCTATTCTCTGAGTGTACTTAATGTATTCAAGAACATCTTTTCTAAGTGTTCTTTTGCAAAAAGCCGAAAGTCTATATCTTAAGTCGGAAAAGTCAACACCATTGTTTACATATTGAGACCTGAAAGACTTATCATCGCCGAAGATATGATCACTAATTAGTGTCGATAATCCATATAATTCCATCAAGGAATTTTGTAATGGAGTTGCCGTTAAAAGGATTTTCTTAGTATCTTCAAGAGCAAATTTTATTCCATGTCCAGTTTTATTATTCTTTTTGTAAACATTTCTTAGCTTATGAGCTTCATCAACAACAGATAAATCCCATTTATGAGAACGAATATCTGATTTTTTACTATTTGCAAAGTTATAAGATACTATAATAACATTGTTTTGATTAAAAGGATTTGAATGACCTTCTTTTATTAACTGATTGTAGCTTTTTGCTTCTAATATAACGCTTGGGATATTGAATTTTTCTGAGAGCTCTAAGCTCCATTGCTTACGCAATGATGCAGGACAAATTATTATAAGGCTTCTTTTTCGCTCCGCCCAGCACTGACAAAGAATCAAGCCGGCTTCAATGGTTTTTCCAAGCCCAACTTCATCAGCTAAAATAACACCTTTAGAAAGCGGCGAACGAAATGCAAATAAAGATGCTTCTACCTGATGAGGGTTTAAATCCACGCAAGCATCAAACAATGACATCGCAAGCTTATCAACACTTGATGAAGCTGAAGCTTTTGATATTTCATTTGCATAATATTTAGCATGATAAACTGTTTCCATCACTTCTCCTGTGAACAATTTTACCATGAAAAGTTTGTGCTAGACTGTTTGTAAAGCTTTGTTTAATATGCCCATATTTGGCGTGGCACTATGGTACAATGTCTTCTATCGGAGGTGTATTATGAAAAAAGTTTTTATCGCATTACTGGCTTTTGTATTAACGGCAGGCATTGTTTTCGCTAAAACAACCAATTCTTATGATAAATCAGGTAATAAGACAGGTTCTTATAGGGAAACTTCCTCTGGTACAATTAATAAATATGACAGAAGTGGCAATAAAGTCGGCTCGTATAAAACATCAGGCGAAATAACTTATTCTTACGACAAATCCGGCAATAAAACTGGCTCTTACAGAACAAGCGGAAGCACCACTTACAGTTACGATAAATCGGGAAATAAAACAGGTTCATATAAATCCAGTGGCAGTCGAACGAATGCTTATGACAAAAGCGGTAATAAAACTGGCTCATATAAAAAAGACTCTTCGGGTCGAATAACGGAATATGACAAATCAGGAAATAGAGTCGGGAGTTATAGATAACTTAATTAAGCCCAAAGTGTTCAAGAATTTTGTTGCACAATCCTAGCAATTTTGGATGATTTTTTTTTAAATTAGTAGCATTGGGAGTAAATGTTTCTGCAATTTTAGTTTTTACTAATTCAAAAATTGCTTCAATATCTTTTTTATCATGTGAACTCAAATAAATTTTAAATTCTTCCAAAATTGCCTTTTCTCCTGAGTATTCAAAAGCAAATGTTTCATTAGGATGTATTTGCTTTACAGCATCTGTCATGTTTTTTATAACAAATTCGGGTTTTAATGTATCCTCAATAGTTCCTTTTTCAACTATCTCAGAAACAAAGTCCCTTATCGTTTTAACGCTTGTATCATTGAAAGAATTGCCAATTTTAATAATTTCTTTTTTGTATTTTTCCCCTGCCGTGTCTGCATCAACAAGAGTCAAAACTGGAACATTATACATTTTTAGCATACTAGCAACAGCAATAATATTGGCACCCGTCCCATTTGTTATTGTAATGCAATGATTTTTCTTCACAATATTTAAAGCTTTTATAAAAATTTGGCAATCAGAATAACCTTCTACTAAAATTCGATAAGGTGATAATAAATCATTTAGTACATTTATGCCAAAAGCTTGTCTCAAAATTTCATCATCTGCCAAATCTTTTGTTGAATCCCAAACTTTTATAGAAGTATTATTGTTTGGCTTTGTTATAATATAATGTCGTTCTTTATTTTTAGTATCAATCATAAATTGAGAATGTGTGGCGACAAAAACATAGTTGTTTTGTCCGATCCTTAAAAGTTCATCACGCATATATCTAATTCCAGAGGGATGCATATGAACTTCGGGTTCATCTATTAATATAATTTTGTTCCTTAGAGTATCCGTTTCATTTGCTGCAGAAATACTAAGTATCAATGAAGCAAATTGTTTAAAGCCTTCACTACGGTCAGACATTGTGTAAGAATTGTCTTTATCAGTCTTATCATATATAAAAACATCAAGCATTAGATTATTTTGTATTTTGATTTTAAATGTAATATTGCACTCTTTCCATACTTTCTCAACATATTCAGATAAAGTATCTTCGAGCTGTTTTTCGAGTTTATTGATATTCTTAATACTTCCAGATAAGCTATCAATTTTGTCAGAAATTTCTTGCTGTGTTGAATAGCCTGCAAGGGTAAATATGTTTTTCAATGGGTAGCAAACTTCCGAATTTGATTTGAATGAGTTTAAATCAATTGTTTCTGTAATTAAATACTCTTTTGAATGTTGCCATTTAGACACTTTTAGCTTGCAGGTATCAATCTCTGTAGCAAAAATATTATCCAAAATGTCTTCAAATGTTTTTTTGTCTAGAGGTTTATAGCTAGATACTTGAACATCACTTGATGTATCAGGATTTTCTATTTCTTCACAATCAACATTGATTTCGCTAGTTAATTTTATTTCATATAAAAAACTTTCTCCGTCACTGGTGATTTCAAGTTTTTCAAATGAATAGTTATTAAAAAAATCATCTGGGATTTTTTCATATAGAACATCATAAGTAGTTACAAATTTTTGCACCTCTTTTTCAAGGTATGTATTTTGTTGAATAGCATCAATTTTAATACTATCAATAAACGATAAAGGTGCTTTTAAACTTGCTTTTAAAAGGTCTTGTCCTTCTGTACTATTAAATTGATAGGTAAAATAAGCATCTATATACTCAGCTTCATCATTTTGGGCATTTTTGAAGTCTTCAAAGTTGACAATACCATCAGGACACTCTGCAAGCTGAAGGGCTTTTAATAGATTCGATTTCCCTGTCTCATTTTTGCCAACAAATATTGTTGTGTAGCTATTATCAAACTTTTTTACATCTAATGAGATATCATCTATTGATTTATAGTTAGATATTTTTATTTTGCTTAATTCTAAAGACATATTCACCTATAAAGAATTTATACACTTATTCTTTTATGGTATCACAAGAATAGCCCTAATTATTTTTTATGAATATTTGTGACGAACTAGTTTATTTGTGGCATTTGCACTCGGGATTCGAGCATTGACAATTTTTTAGGTTTAAAATTGCAGGCGTTACATATTCAACATCAAAATTATACTTTATAGCTAAGGCTTTTACTCGGTTATAATAAACCATCTGCTTTTGAGGGTTTTCCAAGATTAGTACGACTTTAGCTTTTTTGCCCGTCATCAATTGATAATGCAGAGCCTGCCCGATGCTTTCTGCCCATTTATTTGCAAAATCAAATTCAACTGCATTTGTCGCCGTCAAGCAGTCGACCCTCGTAAAATCCTTATTCTCGTACTCTGTAACTCCGCCATGAGCACTGCACCAGGCATTTTGATAAGAGGCTTCATTGTGTTGGTGTTTTACGAATTTATACCCATCACCATTTGTGCCGTAGTCAAAGCTACTTGCCATAATTGGCAGGCAACTAAGCGTAAATATTAGCGATATAAGTATAAGTTTTTTCATAGTGCCTTATTGTTACACGTGTGTAATGAATATAATTTAATTTACAACTAACATTACATATATGCAACAGATTGATAAAGAAAATTTAACAAAAATAGGTTTAAAGATTAAAGAGATACGTTTGTCAAAATCCAAGTCTTTAAACGAATTTGTGCTTGCCAAGGGCTTTGTTACCACTGCGACTTGGAGCAGAGTTGAGAATGGATTGTTTGATTTAAAATTCTCAACATTATTGAGAATTGCATATATGCTTGATTTGAAAGTTGAAGATTTGCTTAAAGAAATTGATTTTGACTACAATTTCTCTGATGAGTAGCTTGAACCATAAAAGTAGAAATAACAATATCAAACTGATTAACACTAAGGATTAATCGTTTCTTTTCCTTGCTATTCTGTAGATATAGCCTTCTGATAAGTCACACATTTTTGCAAGTTCATAGCGAGATTTTTTAGAACCGTCATAGTGTTTTTTGACATAATCGGTTTTTGCCTGCAAGGTTGCATTTTTAGGTACAGAAATAATAATCCCCGGAAGTTCACACATCATTTTTATGGTTGCATCAAGTCCGATAATCGCAGCCATAATTTTCAAATCCTCATTTGGAAGATTTTCTATTGTGATATTTTGTACCCAGGGTTTATTGTAATCCAATAATTTATCCTCACAATTTTAGTGATCTCATCAGTTAACGCATAACGTTAAGACAAGAGGCTTGCAGGTGTTAGCCTCTTGTTTCGATCTATGCTGACATTAATGCCATTTTGCCTGCACTAATTAAAGGAATCTCCTTTAATATTTTTCTTAAAATTGCAATTTGAGCCTCTAGCATTTTGCAGGTCATTTTGCGTTCATATTTACATTGCCAATCGTTTTCGTCAAGAGAACTGTTTGCAAAATCGATTTTGGCAGCTAATAAATCTGACTCTAAAGTTGCAATTTCTGTGTGCATCATCTCTACGACTACAAGTTGTCTGTTGGTTTCCATAGTTTTCTCCTTTTCTTTTATCTACCTTTAAAAGCCGTTTAAAGGGCTTTTAAATACTTTTTAATTTTGATTTTTTCTAAAACTGCAATGATTTTTCCTGCTTTGATTTTTGTAATGAAGCGGATGTCCTCGATGTGGAACTGCTTTTTGATAAAGCTTCTCAAAGATTTTTTGGCAGAATCCTTGTCCGTAAACGTATGCATATCTTTCCATACAACTTCGATTTTTCTAAGCTGTGCCGGTGTCGCCATTGAATTGTCCCTGGATTTAAAATCATCGTATTTCTTGTGGCTATTCTCTTTGAGGCTGACTTTATCTTCAAGTATTTCTATAAGAATCTGAGCTTCGGTTTCGGTCAGATTCTTAGAACTTCCGACACCAAAGCTTGCAAGCATATCTCTGTAAATTTCGTCTTCAAGCCCGAGTATATTTGTCAGGGTGTGGATTTTTTTAATTTGAATAAAATTGCTCATAATAGCCCTCCGATTGTAGTTTTCGACCTTGATGAATTCCGCACTGAACGCCTAAAACAAAAATTGCCAAAACCATCAGTGAAATATATAGTATTTTTTCGCTTTTTGTATATTCTTGCATTTCACCCTCACACTATTATTTGGCTGATACTAGCCTGCAAAACATCTTCGTTCACTTCCATATGGTTAATTTCTGCAATACGGATTGCTCTGACCAATAATTTGGTCAGAACTCGCGTATTACCTGAACAATATTCAGATAGGGTAGTGTATATTGATTTGTAGTTAGGGAGGATGGAAGATATTATTGCTTTTTTGTCTTCTTCAACCAGTGAATTCAGGCGAATAGATATTCCAACTCTGGAGAAGAGTTGGGCATATTGGCGTTTTTCACCTTTAAGGTTCATAATTAATCGAGGCATTCCGACAAGCAAAATTCCTACTTGCGCCTTGTCATAAATTCTTCTTAAAAGCTCTAACGACTTATAAGGAAGGTGTTCCGCTTCATCGATAATTATTAAACGGCCCGAGGATTTTAACTTGTTGATTATATCCAAAAACATACCGTGGATTGTGCCACATCCATCAAAGCCGAGTTTTTTATGAATTTCTGAGAATAAAACTTTAGGAGTGTAGCCCAAATCCGCTTCTACCAAAATAACATCGGTGTTATCGATTGCATATTTTTTTACGGCATAAGTTTTACCGATTCCTGCATCGCCGCAGCAAACTCCGATTTCATTTTCAACGTGACAGGTTTTAGCAATGTCAAAAACATCATCAACAATGGTTGTTCTGACAAAATCAACTTTGATTCTGCCCTCCCTTAATTTTTCAATTTCAAGAAAATTCGCAACCGCATCATCAATCTTTTTTACGTTGCCTTTATAATTGCTATTCATCCACAGGTGCAGAGTAGCATTGGAAACGTTTATAGCTTTTGCTGCGTACGCTACAGTATATTTTTTCTTCTTTAATAATTCTTTTAATTCTACAATTAAGCTCATTTTTTCTCCTACATAGCCCTTCTTGCCATATCACGTCTTTTATCTGTTTCAGTGAGATATAGCTTCTGTTTTTCTTTTATCGGCGTTACATATTTTTCAGCTTTAAAAGTAGACTGTTTGTTACTTTTAACAACTTTGTCCATTTTGGTATTTGTTATTTTTGAAATTTTAGGATTATTTTCAAAGTTTGTTTGAGGCAATCCATTTTTTAAATTGTTCACAATCTCAGCGTTTGTCGGACTATACTTACATTTGATATATGATTTTAAAAGTTTTTTCTCTTTGTTTTTAGCCTCAACTGCCTTTTTATACTGAGCTTTTTCAATATTTGTTTTTGCCATAAATGACACAGCTTGATTGACATTCGCATTGCCAAGAAACTCTTCTGTAGCCGCATCAAACACCCAAGCTTCTTGATAGGCGTTTATATCTCTTCTCAGGTAAACCTTTTTGCCCTTTTGAGCAATCATCCACTCATCCCAATATGTAAGCTGGAGTTGTGAATCGTACACTCCGTTTCTGCCAATTGAGACATCTTTTGAAGTTCGCATACAAAACAGTTTAAGTGCGTCTTTGCTGATTATTTTCTTAACTGAATACTCTTCAGACCATAATTCGTCAGGGCATTTACCCTGCAAGACCTTACCGTTTGATGGCATTTTATTCAGAACATTGAGGATAAAATCGTCAAACAAGGTTTTGAATTCCTCAAACGGCATAATCTGCTCGTTTTTGATTTCGGTTTTTAATTTCTCAGGTCTTTCTGTGATTTTTCCGCCACGGTAGCCGACCATATGTTTTGAAAGGTATGTTTTTACCTTCAAAAAATCTCTTTCAATAGGCTTTGTTTGTGCGTTATACGGCAGGGCAAAATGTACATTTATACCCAAATTTTTCAGCAAAGAATTTTCTTTTGAATCGTTGTGCAAAACCTTTATTGCACCGCTTCTACCTTTTGCTCCTGTGGAGTTTGCTTCACAAACTCTTACGTCGCCATCGATTGGTTTCACACACGGCTTACGCCCTCCTGCAAAATCTTTACAGCGATAGTCTTTACCGTTATCAAGATAAATATCAATTGGTAGCCCGAAAAGCAAAACGCCGTAATAAAAAGCTTGAAAAATATGGTCAGAATTTGGACTTTCAGCATGCAAAAACCACCCTAACCATTTTGAGGATTTAATATCTCTGAAAACCGTTACCCACGGAAAACAAACGCTACCATTGAAATTAACGGCGACATCAATTTGTGCGTGATCCGAAACCCAAAAGTTTCCGGCGGTGATGTTTGAATAATCCCTTGGAATATATGAAGCATACTTTTTATTCCAAGCCGCTTCACCGTATCTTGCAAGGTAAATCGCTTGCTCAGGAATACTGTTTTTCAAAAGTCTGTCAAAAGTTCTGCAAGTTGGAAAGTTTGTTAATTCAACATTGTCTTTTTCTTTCGCATAACCCAAAGTGACACGCCAACAAGAGTTTGCAGAAGGTGCTCCTTCTTTTAAGTAAAGGCTTTTGTAGTATTCAAAATATTCTTCGTTTATTAAATCTAATTTGCGAGTGTTACCCTTTTTTGACAATAAGGCTGTTATCCCGTGTTTTTTGTAATTGTACTTTGCTTCGTACAAGCGAGTGTAGCTGGAAGCCTTGTCGGGGTGTTGCTGATTCCAAATTTTTAAAAATTCAATTATTTGACGGTGTGGCATGTTTTCAGTATGCGAAATAAGCTCTAAATATTTGTCCGCCTGCTTTCTTGCCCAAGCAGGAGCATGAGCATATTCTATACTGTTTTGAGGGTTAACTATCAAATCCACTTTTGGAGCGGTAGTATTTTTAAAATACTTGTCTTGAGACTCTTGTGGCAACGAAGACAAAAGTACAGAATAAATTTTGCACTTTCCAACTTTTTGAGCAGTTGCAGTGTATTTTGAAGTTTTACATTTTCTTCTGACCGTTTCAGTTATTTCACCTGTCAGCCTGCAGACTTCTTCAATTGTTAACCATATATTCCCATCCTGAATCATTAAAGAACCACTCCTTTTAAGTCATCAAGGCGGACATTATCTCTAAGCCATGTGTTAAATCTTTCATTGCTTCTTTGACCTGAAACAAGCATGCTGATGTAGCTTTCAGAAAAATCAAGAATTTTTGCAGCTTCACGTTGAGTGATTCCAAGTCTCATTAGAGCTATTTTGTATTTCATACTAATAATTTTTTTACTCATTTCCCCTACTCAATATTTTCTTACTGCACGATATTGCATAGAATATGACAAATTGTGCGGACGGTCAAGGGAAATTGGTAAACTGTGAAACTCTTTACAAGAAGTAGGGAGTAGTCAATCCCCTCAAAAACAATAATTATCTTGCGTTGACATATTGTGCAATAGTTAAGAATTATTACACGATACTTCATGGAGGGGTTGAAGTTTTGTGCGAGTTGTGAAATACTTTACAATAAAAAGGAATGTGTAAATGTCAAACTTACAATCAAGAATTAAAAAAGTTAGAACTGAACACGGAATGTCCGTAGAAGACGTTGCTAAAAAACTTGCAGAAAATGGCGTCAAAATTTCTGCAAGGACTATTTATTCCTATGAATTAAACGAAAGACAGCCAAGCGTTATGTACCTGCAAGCACTTGTCGACTATTTAGAAGTCAATCCTGAATGGTTGTTAAGCGGTCGTGGAGAATTATTTCCATCAGAAACTTCCGCGACTCATTTACCTGCAAATGTTGACTTATCGCAAATGGTATTTTTGCCATTGATAAATATGGCTGCATCCGCAGGTTATGGAGCACTGATTGAAGAACGAGAAATGACAAAAGATTTCATTGCTTTTGCCAAAAAATGGCTGACTGACATAACAGTAACATCGCCGAAGCATCTTTTAGCTTTTACTGTTAAAGGAAATTCGATGGCAGGCGAAATTAATGACGGTGACTTGATTATCGTGAATGACACAATGAATGATTTAGCCAATGACGGAACTTATGTCGTAAGTATTGACGATAAATTATACGTTAAACTCCTGCAAAGAATCCCGGGAAACAAAGTTCAGGTAGTAAGCAAAAATCAAGAATACTCACCTTTTACTGTAGACCTTGAAACCGAACATTTCAGAATAATCGGCAAAGTCATATGGTCAGGCGGAAAAAAGGATCGGTATTAATATGAAAAAATGTAATTTGTCATTAGTTGAAAAGAAAAATGACCTTTATAAAAGTGATCATATTATAAATTTTTCAAACCCAGATATGGTCTTAAAAATTCTGCTTGAATCTGATAAACCCTATGAAGAATTAAAAGAAATTTGTGAAAAATTAGTATTAGAAATTGAACCATTACATACAAATGCAAAGGGATTAGAATACCCAAGTCAATTGTCACAGTGTATTTTGGAATGTTTTAAAATCAAGAATAATTTTTCATCTTCTACTTGGTATTCAAACAAAAACATAAAAGAAGATTCAAAGTCAGATTTATTGCCAATAACCTTTTCTAGAATAACTTCAAAAGGTGAAATGGTAAATTATAAACTATATAATTACGACCAAGTAGATGAAGCTATTGATCATAAAAAGACGAATTCAATAATAAATAATATATCCGAACCAATAAAAAACGTAAAATTAAAACAACTTTTATTACACGTAATAGACAATGGTGGGAGATATACAAGCAGTCAAAGAAATTTGTCAATGTTTAAACTTCGATATGGTTTATTGCAAGATGATGTAAAAACACTTGAAGATATAGCTTCCGTTTATTCAATATCAAGGGAACGTGTTAGACAAATAATAAATGGTATTTTAAAGCGCTTAAGAAATAGAGCAAGGTTGGCTTTCAGGCAAAATGTGCAAGGGCTCTTGTATGAATTATATTCATATTTAGATACCATTGTTGCCAAAATTATTCAAAACTGCAACGACAATAAGGTAGACAAAGTTTTTATTGAACAACTTTTAATTGAAGAATTTCAAAGTAATAATATTATTTATTTGAAATTAATAAATCAACTAACAGATAATAATTTTGAAATTTTAGAAAATATACCACCAGAAAAATTTAGCGACACAACAAACAAAAAAATTAGAATTGCTATTCTGGCCTGCATTAGAGAATTTAGTGGGCTATATGGCCGATCTGGCATAGCTAAAATTTTAAAGGGGAGTAGTGCTTTAAAAAATAATGAATTCACTAAAGGTGCTATTGACTCAAATTTCTTTGGATTGTGCAAACAGTTAACATTTGAGTTTATAAATGCCGAAA